GATGGCTCAAGATGTAAATGTTGTGATGCCAAGTCTTGATTTATTTAGTAAAACAAAATAGAATAGTAAAATGGCCATAACAAACGCACAGCAATACCAGCAACTTGTAAACAAACCAGCAAACGGTAAACGTCCTGGTTATAAAGGTGGAGCTGATATGGGGACTGTTGATGCAAAAGATAGTAAAGGAAATGTTACAAGAGCAGCCACTAATAAAGGAACTCCTAACGTCAGTGCTGGTGGTGCTAGTTTTAATGATCTTGGTCCTGGACCAAGTGGTGATGATTACAGAAGATCAGCAAGAGATTTTGAAAGAGGCGTTGAAGGTGGTAAAGCTGATTTAAAAGATTTTCAAGACGACTTACAGTATCCATCAGATACAAAAAATCCATTAAAAAAACTTATTAACAAAAGTAATTTAAGAAATAGAAAATTTTTTGAAGATGTGATTAGAGCAGGTAAAATACCTGGATTAGATTTTGGAACAGTTTCTGAAATGTCACAAGAAGAATTAGAAGAAGCATATGAAAACTACATGAACAATAGACTATCTGGAGTTACAGATGCATACGGTAACATAATTAATACAAGCGATGGAGATGATATTATTCCTTTAGCCTCAAACGCAACTCTTCCAGGATTTGATGAACCAGGAGATAAAGATACAATAGAAGAAGATATTTCTTTTAGAAGATTTAGAGCTGATGGTGGTATCATGAATAGTGATGTTGTAGGTGGTGAGTTTGATTTTGAATCTGCAAGACAGATGTATGGTCTAGGTAAACTTGTTAAAAAAGTTACACGTGGTGTTAAGAAAATTGCAAAGTCACCGATAGGTAAAGCTGCGTTATTGTACGCTGCTGGTTTTGGTATACCTGGAACTAGTTTTGGTGGTTTACTTGGAACTGCTAAAGGTTCATTGTTTGGAGCAAGAGAAGGTTTATTTGGTACTTTTGGACCAACGTCTGCTCTTAAAAAATTAGGTCTTATGAAATCAGTAGGAGATGCTGGTATGGCAGCAGCTAGAACTGGGCCACTTTCTAAACTTGGAATAGGATCAGCTATATCAGGAATATCATTAGTAGCGGGATTACTAACACCAAAAGAAGAAGCTCAAGCACAAAAAATAGCAGATGAGACTGGTATAGATATAGAAGAGATAAGAAATAACCCAGATAAATATCTAAGTAGAAGAAATAGAGCGGGTGGAGGTTTAATGAGATTAGGCTATCAAGAAGGTGGAGATACAGAACCAGTGGCTAAAAAAACCATGCCATTATTAGATATGGATGGTAAA